CAGCGCGGCAGGAAACCTCAGTTTCTGGACAACTCCAGACGGAAGCACAAGCCTCTCCAAGCGCGTCGAGATCGGCAGCGATGGCGCCGTGGAAATCACAGGCTCTCTTGAAGTAAGCACCGACGCTGTTGTTTCTGGCGAACTTCTCGTCGCGGCTACCATCAGTCACATCGGCGACTCTGATACTAAAATCATCTTCGCCGACGATTCAATTGACATTCGCGCCGGTAACGTAAGAATGATCAACATGACCGAAGACGGCACCCAAGACTTCGTTAAGATCAACAGCGGCAACGCAGACGTTGACTTCATTGTAGACGGTGACACAAACGATAAGGTTTTCCATGTTCAAGCTGCAGCATCAGGCAGCGGTCCCGCAGAAATGGTACACATTTCAGGTACTCTCGGACCAGTATCTGGTTCAGGCGAGATTCATGCAGCCAAGTTTGTAGGCAACAATGCTGAATTCTCTGGCTCCCTTTCCATCCACAACATCGGTGACGGAGCACGTCCCGGTCTTACTACGTTGTCGATATCTAACTCTGGCTCAACACCGGCAATCACACTCACTGGCGGCATGACTGCTTCCCATGATGTGAAGGTCGAGCATCTTTATACAAATGATCTTTATGTCTCTGGTACCGCATACGGCGTCACAGTTGACAGGTCAAACTACGCTTCTTCCAGTGATGGCGCTACGCCAAGAATATACTCGCCAACAGGATTTGAGACTTCCGGTTATCTATACGTTTCAGGTTCAACCATCTTGGGCGATGTTGGTGCTACTAGCCATCAGGTAACAGGCTCATTTGAAGTCAGCGGACCAGCACACTTTTCTAGCGAAGTTCACGCAGAAGGTATCTTCAGCGCAGACGGGCACGCAAGATTAGGTAATGGACCAACAGACGTTGTTACATTCTATAATACGATTACCGGTTCAGGCGGTGTCGATACCCAGAGCAGCATCTTTACCTCTCACATGTATACGTGGGCGCTCAACACTTCTGGCTCAAGCGTGCTTGGTTCAACCGCCGAGGACACACATCAGGTTACAGGCTCTCTTGAAGTAAGCGGACCTGCTCACTTTACAGATGAGGTTCATGCCGAAGCTGCGCTTAACGTTGATGGCTTGCTCACTGCTACCAGCAACGCGGTGATCGGCGGTGATGCTGATGGCGCAGACAGAACTATCACCTTTGGGCACTCCACTCTCAAGAGTGTTATAGGCGTTGACGATAGCGGAGATGTCTTTGCTATTAATACTGATGCGGCGTTTGAATCGGTCAATGACTTGGAGATCAACGCTGCAGGATTAGTAACCTTAGGCGGCGCCTTATCTGTTGGCGGCGGCGATATTACTGTTGGCGCCGACGCCGATGGCACAGACAGAACTATCACCTTCGGACACTCCACCCTTAAGAGCATCATGGGCATCGATGATAGCGGAGATGTCTTTGCTATTAATACTGATGCGGCGTTTGAATCGGTCAATGATCTAGAGATCAATTCTGCAGGATTGGTGACTTTGAAGAGCCTAACTGTTCAGGGTGCCACGATCCATGGCGCCGCTTCGGGTGATACACATCAGGTAACAGGCTCTCTTGAAGTAAGCGGACCTGCTCACTTTACAGATGAGGTTCATGCCGAAGCTGCGTTTAACGTTGATGGTGCTTTGACCGCTGCTAGCACAGCCCAGATTGACGGTCTGCTCACCGCTACCGGCGGCGCGGTCCTTGGTAACGCCAGCGGTGACACCCATCAGGTAACAGGCTCATTTGAGGTCAGCGGTCCTTCAAACTTCACTAGTGTCGTTAATGCAGAGGGTCCGCTTTTTGTTTATGGTTTGCTCACTGCTACCGGCAACGCGGTTCTTGGAAATAATCCCGCTGACACCCATCAAGTTACCGGCTCATTTGAGGTCAGCGGTCCTTCAAACTTTACTAGCGCTACTGCCCATGAAGCAGGGCTCACAAGCACCACTCTCTCAGCCTCAAGCACTTTGAGTGCTCTCGGCGGCGCCCACCTCGGCGGCACACTGACAATGGATGGCGCCGGCATTGTCTTTAATGTTGACACAAATGCCGGCACCGTGAACCTACAGGTTAATGATGGCGCTGGTGCTGACACTGCGATCACCTTGGGCAAGAACGGAAAGGTTACTAAGATTGGTGACGACACTCCGACCGATGGACAAGTCCTTTCATGGGATGCTCTCGGCGGGAAGGTTGCATGGTCTGATGGTACTACACCAGACATGTCCGGTTCCGACAATCACTATACATCTACGGAGTTCAGAACATCTGGTCTACTCAAGGTTTCAGGTTCTTCTACACTTGCCGGCGGAATCACCGCCAACGGTCACGCAACATTCAATGAAGCTGGAGCAGACGTAAACTTCCGAGTAGAGACATCGGTAGCTTCTGGCTCGTTCAAAGTTGATGGCGGCACCGGTGACATTCATCTCGGTGGAGACACCGTTACATACGATCACAGCGAAGGTTCGATTCTTATTAGACCCGGCACCACTGATCAGGGAACACTGATTCTTGCCAGTCGCGACGGAACTTCTGCAGATGATGCGCAACTGGATTTCCGACGTTATACTGACGGTTCGTTTGCCGATGGCGACAACTTGGGAATCATTCAGTTCAAAGGCGCGGAAACCGAGGATGGAACTTACTATCCCGCAGCCGGTATTATGGCTGAAGTTGATGAAGCGTCATGGTCTGACGGTTCCAGTACTGCGGGAAGGTTATTGTTCTTTACAACTGCAGACGGTGCCACATCTTTGAGTACAGCGCTCATGATCGACTCTGCAAAAGAAGCGACTTTCTACGGTGATGTTACAGTCTCCAACGCTGATATCACCGCCAATACACTTTATGCCTCCAACGGTGTCACCCATAATGGTGATACAAACACAGGGATGAACTTTACCACTGATCAGATTGACCTTGTTTGTGGCGGCATCACAATGCTGACGCTGGATGAGACAACTACAAACGCAGTACACTTCTTCGCAGGCTCTGGTTCCGGCGGCGGCACGATTTATGAGAGCGGAAATCTAAAGGTTGATGGCGATCTATATTTAGGCGGCGGCAATATTAGGAATCCTGTCGGCAACACCATGATTTCCTTCGGCACCGACGATAACATCGATTATCTAGCTGAGATCACTGCGGACGTTACAATCCATACCGCCGACGCTGCCCAACTCAAGCTTGTATCAGATGCCGGTCAGTCTAGTGTTGACTTCTATGGTAGAGGTGACTCGATGGCATCGGGCGATAATATTGGTGCCCTGCGCTTCTATGGTACAGAAGACGACGGCGAAGCCAACTCAGCCCTCGCAGCCACGATGATTGTCGAAACTGCAGAGACATACTGGAACATTGGCGCTTCTCTCGGCACCAAAATGAGGTTCCAAGTCGGTCGTGACGCCTCTACATCCCTGTACGACGGTCTGTGTATTGACGGCTCTGTGGCAAACAGTGCATACCCGTTTGTTGGTGTTGGCACCACGTCGCCAGATGCCAAGTTCCACATTGTAGATCCTATTGCACGCAGCGAAGGTACGTTGCGTATCTCGAATACCGATACCAGTCTGGCGACCTCCGATACTATTGTTAACATCCGTTCTGCTGACTCAACGTTCGGCGTCAGTAACTACTGGATTAAGTTTTTTGATTCAACTACCGGCGCCACCGTGGGTACGATTAACTCAGAGGTGGCTTACAGCACGTTCACAGGGCAGCATCCAACACCCCTTCCATCAGGCTCTGCCTTACAAGAGGGTGTAATTATTGCCTCTACGGGACAACTGGCTTTCGATGGCGGCTTGTCCAACGCATGGGTTTCCACTCAGGTGACAACCGCTGCTAAAGATAAAGCTGTAGTTGGCGTTTATCGCGGGTTTAATGTCCCTGCAGAAGATTCCTATATGGGCGAAGACCAGCATGTGTATAATGCCCTCGGGGAAGGTCAGGTACTTGTCACAGATCAAAACGGTAACATTGAAACTGGCGATTATATTTGCTCAAGCGATAGGGCTGGGCATGGCATGCTACAAGATGATGACTTGTTACATAACTATACTGTTGCAAAGGCTACGACGCCGATTGACTTTTCTACCGTTGACGTTGATTCTGAGTTAGGGTTCAAATCTGCGCTTGTTCCTTGCACCTATCACTGTGGATAGCCCTTGACGTGGCTACATAAAATTGGCACTTTGCTAATGAACGAACTACTTATTATTGGAAAACCGTATTATATTTCCTATTCCAAAACAGAGGATCATTAATGTCTAACATGCTTGAACAGGCGATTGTCGATGCAGCAGCTTTAAAAGAGGCTGCGCTTAAGAACGCCGAAACTCAAATTCTTGAGAAATACGCTCCGGAAATCAAAGGCGCTGTTGACGCTCTTTTGAACGAAGCACCTGAAGATGAAGAGTTGGGTCTTTTCCCTGAAGAGCCGGGAGTCGAAAGCCCCGAAGAAGAAACCCCCATGGATGATTTGGGCGCTACCCCTGCATATGCAGAGGGTGAAAAGCTTTGCCCATGTCCTGATGAGGAAGAGAAGATTGAGCTTGATTTGGATCAGTTAGCCGCACAGGTCGCCGCCGAAGAGGAAATGGGCGGACTTGGTGGCGGTGCTGCAGAGCCCCGCGAAGACGCGATGATGGCTCTAGAAGAGTCTGAGGAATCAGATGAGATTGATTTAACAGATGAGCAATTGGCGGAAATCCTTCAGGAACTAACTGAAGATGTTAAGGTTGATGTCAAGCCCGTACCTACAGGTCACCCGGGTGATGCCACTAGTACAGAAATTGAGGAAGCCGAACTGCAGGCACTCGCACAGGAGCAAGACTCCAATGTTGCTGAGGAAAATAAAGAACTGCGTAAGGCTACAAAAGAATTAGAAGAGCAAGTTAACTCTCTCTCCAACGAGAAGAAGAGACTTGCTAAGGATTATGAACAATTAAAGAGTATTGCTTTGAAGATGAAAGACAACCTACAGGAAGTCAATCTCTCAAATGCAAGGCTCGTTTATACTAATCGTGTGTTGAATAGTGTCTCCTTGAATGAGCGACAAAAAAGTAAAATTGTCGAAGCACTGTCTAAGTCACGAACTGTCGAGGAAGTGAAGGTTATTTATGAAACCCTTCAGAGCACAGTGGGAACCGCTTCAAGAAAGCGTGCTCCAGAATCACTGAGCGAAGCTATTAATAGAAAGTCTACCACTTTACCAAGACGCAAAAACAAGAGGTCAGTTGGTTCCGAACATGCAGTAAATCGCATGAAGAAACTAGCTGGCATTAACTAAGACAAAAACAAGGAGTATTTTATACAATGTCTATTATTAACAAATTGACTGAAGGTATCGTTACTCGCGATGTGTCGAAGGAAGGCGCCGCACTTATGGATAAGTGGGAGCGCACAGGTCTTCTAGAAGGTCTTGAGAATAGTCGGAAGCGTGATACCATGGCTCGACTACTTGAGAACCAAGCTAGAGAACTACTTCGTGAGGCATCCACCATGGCTGGTGGTGACGTTGAAGGATTTGCCGCTGTTGCATTCCCCATCGTTCGTCGCGTATTCGGTGCCCTCATCGCGAACGACCTAGTGTCAGTTCAACCGATGAGTCTACCAAGTGGACTTATCTTTTTCCTCGACTTCCAACACACGAATGCTAAGCTTAACGCTGCAGCAGCCGAGTCACTTTACGGTGGCAATGTGGTGGGTCAAGAGATCACCGGCGGTGTTTCCGTCGATGATGACGGCACAAGTCGTCACGGCGAGAAATCTTTCTACGCCCTAAACAACGGATCTTCTTCTCCGACTGGCTCGCTCACGCTTGCTTATACGACGGTAGCGGATTCCGGTGAAGGTGTATTCATGGTTGGCAATTCTGCCGGCACTGATAAGTACCTTCGTTTCGATCCTGATCTCGCATCAGGTTCATACGCGCAGGTTCTGCACATTACCCTTACCGACGCCCAGCGTCAGGTGATGGGTCTTGACGGCAGTAACCAGAACCCCGTTGCTCTCAACGTCGATATTGGCGCCGATGGCGCCTCACGGTCTGATCCTTCTGGATCAACACCGGTACGTCGTCTCACCAAGGCATCCGGATCTATTCTGGAAGTTGTTATCCACGCTACAGGCTCGTTCAGCAGCGTTGTTGGTGTTGGAGCCGGTGACGCATCTACCATTATTTATCACCCATTGGTTGATGATTTCACTGGTACTGCCGCTGCAGGTTCTAATCAGGCTCTCGGCGCTGTCGTCGGAACTGATGATTGGGGACTGGAAGCAAACGAGGGTATTGCCGAGATCGACATCAAAGTTGATTCCGTCAGTGTCACTGCCGTAACCAAGAAGCTCAAGGCTAAGTGGACTCCAGAATTGGGACAGGATCTAAATGCCTATCACAATCTGGATGCCGAGGTCGAGCTTACCTCAATTCTCTCTGAGCAGATTGCTCTTGAGATCGACCGTGAGATCGTTGAAGATCTTATCAAGGGCGCAACCGCCGGTACTTATTACTGGTCACGCTCCCCGGGTCTGTTCGTGAAGCGAACCACCGGTGCCGAACTCGGCGCCGCTACTAAGGCTCCAGACTTCACGGGCACAGTCAGCGAATGGTATGAGACTCTGATCGAAACCATCAATGACATTTCAGCCCAGATCCATCGCAAGACTCTGCGTGGTGGTGCTAACTTCCTTGTCTGCGGACCAGAAGTTGCCAACATCCTTGAGTTCACCAGTGGATTCCGTGCTAAGGTATCCATGGAAGATTCCAAGGGTACTGTCGGTGCTGTTCAAACAGGAAGTATTTCCAAGAAGTGGGACGTTTATGTTGATCCTTACTTCCCACGGAATCTTGTTCTGGTTGGACGCAAGGGCGGAAGCTTCCTCGAAAGCGGATATGTGTACGCACCTTATGTGCCACTGCAAGTCACTCCCACCATCTTTGGTGTCGAGGACTTCGTGCCACGCAAGGGTGTCATGACACGCTACGCTAAGAAGATGGTGCGTCCTGATATGTACGGTCTAGTTGTCGTTCGTGGCTTGCTCGGCGAGTCAGGTTCAAGCTCATAGAGCTAACATAACCTCCAAAGTAATAAAGCCCCCATCTGGTCATACAGATGGGGGCTTTTGCGTCTGAGAAACTACTTAATTGTGACCTCATCCGAATTAATTCGGCTCATGTATGGCTAGCTATGCACGGGTTATGGGGTTGCTATATAAATTAAAACTATGGAGGTATTAATGAATGGCTTTTTCACAAAACATTGCAAGACTTCGCTCTTTGCTTCAAAATTTTGAGGTGGGTGAGGTTAAACTTCTCAAGGGTATGTCGTATCAACGGGCAACTTTGAGTGTAGGGTCTAACAAGACTCTCGACCCACTGGAATCAGGAAGACTTGTTTTCCTTGAATCTTCGAGCGGAGCGTTTTCGCTCACTCTCCCCAGCGTTGCTGCTGGACTTCACTACCGTTGTATGGTAACTGAGGACACGCCCACTGGCGCAATTACGATTGCTGCTGGTTCGGCGATTATGTTCGGTAACGTCAGCGAGTCTGAAGTTGACACCGGCGACGATGCTCCCGGCTCTTCTGGTGCAACTGGAGTTTCTAATGTTATCATTGGAACTACTGCCAAGAAAGGCATGTGGATTGAATTGTACAGTGACGGCACTTCTTGGTATTTCTTCGGAAATGCTCAGATTGACGGATCTGTTACAACTTCCTAATCGAAGCTTGTGCTTATAATAAGGTTTAAATCTTTCCCCGCCCCTCAAGGGGCGGGGTTTTCCACTTTGAGAAACTAATTACGTTACGGAGGATAAAATGAATGAGCCACCCAGAACTAACACCCAAAAGCAATCTAAGCAAAGTAATACTAACGTCCACAGGATCAACTGGTGATGTAACTTCGGCTTTGCCATATGGTATCTATTCAGATTCCCATGACTTTGTGTCCGGAGCCTCTGATCAGGTTGCGTACGTCTACAAAAAGTTAGGCGGCGATGTATTGGATATTGAAATAACAACGGGAAATGTGTATGCCGCGTATGAAGAGTCGGTATTAGAATATTCATACATTATTAATTCTCATCAAGCCAAGAACACTCTTTCTGATTACCTTGGCTCCATGACTGGGACATTTGATCACGATGGAGAACTCAAGACAGGAGAACTTTCCTCCAGCTTGAGCGGTGCCGGTGGCATTGCAATGAAGTATCCTCGATTCGAGTTCGCATATGCTCGCCGCGTTGCCGAAGGTATGGCTGGCGATGCTGGCGTAGGTGGTAACACTACCGAATACTCTTGCTCATTCAGGACAGTAACTAACCAACAAGATTATGACTTAGATTCTATCATTCAGGATGCCTCAGACTCAGGTGAGGACGCCGCTGGCAACACGGTTAACTTCGCCGGCTTGGTCGGACAGAAGCACCTGACAGTTAGAAAAGTTTTTTATAGAACACCGCATGCGATGTGGCGATTCTACGGCTACTACGGTGGCTTGAACACAGTCGGCAACTTGTCGAACTACGGACAGTACTCAGATGATTCTACATTTGAGGTCATCCCAGCTTGGCAGAACAAGGCACAGTCCATGGCATTCGAGGACTCTATTTATACCAGAAACTCGCACTACTCATTTGAGCTAAAGAACAACCAGCTTAGGCTTTTCCCCAAGCCAGTCAGTTCAAGTCCAAAATACTTTTGGATTCAGTTCACTATTCCGACTGAGCCATGGGAAACTAGTGGCTCTGCTGATATTGGCATTGATGGCGTGAACAACCTTAATAATGTCCCGTTCCAGAACATTCCTTACAACAGTATCAACTCGATTGGTAAGCAATGGATCCGCAGGTTCGCTTTGGCGCTCTGCAAAGAGACTTTGGGGCAAGTAAGAAGCAAGTTTGGCCAAATTCCTATCCCCGGAGAGTCCGTTACACTTAATGGCGAAGCTTTGTTGACGCAGGGCAAGGATGAACAGGACGCACTGAGGACAGAACTCAAAGAACTGCTCGATGAGTTGACCTACAACAAGCTGATGGAAGGCGATGCCGACAAAGTGGATCAAGTTAATAAGATTCAGGCGAAGATCCCATTGTCGATCTTCGTATTTTAGGAGTAAGCTATGTCGGACCCTAAAGATAAATGGAAGCAGCCAGAACAACCACCTAGCCCACTGTTCACCGGACAGAAAGAGCGCGATCTGGTTAAGCAGGTTAATGATGAGCTTATTGAAAGGGTCATCGGACAAGAAGTCCTGTATTTTCCGCTTGATATTGAACACACCAACTACCATCCATTGTACGGGGAGGCGCTGAACAAGACATATTTGCCACCAGTTCTAGTGAAGGCGTTGGTCGAATGGGAAGGGTTGGAAACTATCTATGCTGATGCTTTGGGTATCGATAAGATCACTACAATGACGGTACACTTTCATAAGAGGCGTCTGACCGAAGATCAGGACTTGTTTGTTCGGGAAGGCGACATGCTACGGTATGGTACACAGTTCTATCAGTTGGTCAAGGTGTCTGAACCTACCCGGGTCTTTGGACAGATTGAGCATATGATGGAAATCAGCGCTAAGTGCGTGAAGGTAAGGAGGGACGTGTTCGATGGCGAGTGATCATTACTCAGATAGATTAACCTTTGAAAATCTATCAAAATTGCAAGAGCTAGAGTTTGCGGCATCTACTCCGGAGACGATGGATACCGCCATCTTCAACTGGGTTAACGACAAGTGTGACCTGCACACTAACACCAGCAAAGGCTGGAAAAAGGTGCCGGTGATCTGGGTTGGTGCGGAAAGAGCGCATCAAATCAAGGCTAACAAAGACCTTCGCGACAGTGGCGGCATGTTGATTCTGCCAATGATGGCAATTGACAGGGTTTCGATCACAAAAGACCCGTCAAGAATGGGCTCGATGCCTGCAAACTTACAAAGTACACATTCAAAACTCGATCCTCAGGGCGGCTCTATTGTTGTTGCTCGCCGTATTAAACAGGACAAGACATCGGCATTTAGAACTGCAGCCCAAAAACAGAAATTCTCCGGAGGCGATTATGACGGAGATACTAAGCCAAACAGGGGTGCTTTGAAGATGTATGTTGACAAGCAAGATGGTAGAATTGTGTATGAAACCATTTCGATGCCAATGCCCGTCCGTGTATTGGTCGAATATAAGCTTTCAATTCAAACGGATTTCCATACACAAATGAACGAGATCCTGCAAGGTATGCACAGCAACATTGGCAACCATAGTTGGATCCGCTGCAGCCACGAAACGCACATTTTTGATGCAAAGATAGAGGACTTCTCTTTTAATAACAACTTGGCAACGCTTGAGGAAGAAGAACGTGTACTGAGAACGGATATAACAATCAAGCTTGAGGGCTACATTATTGGTGGCGGGGAAAACGACCCCAAACCCAAACTGTCAATACGAGAAAATGCAGTATCGATTGTCATGCCGCGAGAAAGCGTTATGCTTGTTGGTGCCGGCACAGTACCGGAAGAGTTTATAAGATACTCTAGTGCCAATTCATTGCGCTCTGTGAGAGAGATGATGGCAGGGCAGGTTCATTTTGGAAAGGTCCACACCACCAGTAGCGGCGCCGGCGTTGATGAGGATGATGTCATCAAACATGAAGACTTTATAACCTTGCAAGCAGTCGTTGGAACGCTGAATGGCACAAATAAAACTTTTACGCTAACAAGCAATCCCCGCGCTGGCACCGTCACTTTAGTTCACAACGGACTAGTTCTTACACCCGGCGCCACCGCCGACTACACAATCAGTAGCAACACGATTACACTAGATTACGCACCGGAAGACGGTGACAGACTGGTAGCTAGCTACGTTAAAAACTCGTAATCACCATAACATAAACAAAAGCAATAGGAGCATATTATGTGGAAAAAATCATGGAATAAACTTAAGACAGCCTTAGAAACTCCGGAGGAGTATATTGAGGTTGAGGAAAAAGAAGAGAGCGCCCCACCCGAGGAAGAAAAGGAAGAGCCATCAGAGCCTGAATTTTGTTCTGACCCGGCAATCCCCATCAATAGGGATGATTTGATGCCTTTGTATGAAACAATGGAATCAATCAAACGACTTAAAGGTTTGGGCGGAGAATTGCTTATTCGACATGAGAAAGAGAGAGTCGATTTCCTCAAAGTAAATAATGCGCTAAATGAGCAGATGCAGCGACAAATCACAGACCTTCGGACTACTTATAATGTCGAACCCACTGTCGATTATGCTCTGAATTTTCCCGTAGGGGAAGAGGAACAGGGTAGCTTTGTCCGCGCCGATGAGCCAAGCTCAGAGTCGTAACAGCGCTGCTGCGTAATAGTATCTTCGGTAGATGGTAAGACCCCCATAAAACAAAACGTTTTTATGGTGCTTTTTATTAACTATGGAGGTAAAATGAATGGCAAAAACATTAGTAAACGCGAGTCAGTTGGCTCCCTTTTCAGGTTCAACCGCAACAACGGCGAAATTCGCTGAAGGTGTATACACCGGCGGTCTGAGCATGGAATCGGGATCCATCACGAAAGCGGGAGGAATTTCCTTTTACAACGGCGGAGCAATTGATTATATTGGCAGCAAAATCAATCTTTTCCAAAACACAAATATCGATGGTACTTTAACGGTAAACACTAGCCTAACCCTCGACACTACGACGATCACCACTGCGGAGATCGGAGTCCTAGATAGTGTAACCGCAGGCACTGCGGCTGCTTCTAAGGCTGTTGTCTTGGATGCTAGCAAAAACATTGCTACTATTGGCACTGTTGGTTGCGGTGCGATCACCTCAACTGGTGCTTCAACTTTCGGCTCAATTAATGTCGGTGGCACCATCACCGGCGACACGTCGTTGACACTTGACGCTGTTACAATTTCTACGGCGGAATTGGGTGTTCTTGATAGTGTATCTGCAGGTACCGCTGCAGCTTCCAAGGCTGTTGTCTTGGATGGTTCTAAGAACATTGCTACTATTGGCACTGTTGGTTGCGGTGCGATCACCTCAACCGGTAACTCGGCTATGGCTCAACTCACGACCTCTGGTCGCGTAATTGTCGATGATGCTACCGATGCCACTTCCACTACTGACGGTTCTTTACAGACCGATGGTGGTTTGAGTGTTGCAAAAGACGGTATCTTTGGCAATGATGTCAAGCTCAAGTCAGACGCTGCAGTTCTTGCATTCGGTGACGGTAGTGATGTGACGCTAACTCACGTTGCTGACACAGCACTGCTTCTGAACTCGTCACGTCAACTTCAGTTCGGCGACTCTGCTACTTATATTCATCAGATTTCTGACGGCAACTTGAAACTTGCCGCTGACACAACCCTTGTTGCAGTTGCTCCCACAGTTGCTGTGACTGCTGATACGTTTCAGATCGATTCAGCAAATACTCTCGATCCAATGCTGCAACTTAAAAATACCACAAACGATACAAATGGTGCTCGTCTTCACTTTTTGAAAGACAAGGGCGCCGCCGCTGCTGATAATGATATCGTTGGTATGATTGCTTGGAGCGGAGATAACGATGCTCAAGAGCAAACTTCATACGCCGAACTTTTTGTACAGATTGCAGATGCATCTAACGGTTTTGAAGGTGGTAAAATGGTGTTGCGTGTCGCTTCTCACGATGGCGAAATGAACAACGGTATTATCATTGCTGATGGTGATCTTGAGGATGAAATTGACATTACCCTAGGTAATGGCGCTGCTTCGAGAGTTATCATCCCGGGTAACTTGATTGTTACCGGTACCACAACGACAGTTGACGTTGAAGTTGTTAACACCGCAAACGGTGTTATCTTCGAGGGTGCTACCGATGATGCCTACGAGACAACCCTTAAAGCGGTTGACCCAACTGGCGCTGATAAGGTCCACCAACTTGCAAATGTTAGTGGTTTCTTGCAGCCATTTGCTGCAGCTTCAACTGTAGCAATCACTTCAACCCCTGCAGAGCTTAACTTGCTCGATGGTGCCGGCGCTTCTGTCACTGCTGCTAAGTTGACCACTCTTACTGCTCTTACCGATGCAGAGATTGGCTATGTTGATGGTGCTGCCGCTGGTACGGCTGCTGCTAGCAAGGCTGTTGTCCTTGATAGCAACGCTGATACCGCTGGTATGCGTAACCTTACGCTGTCTGGTGATATTACTATCGATGATGGTGGTTCACTTAAGGAAGCAGGCGGCACTGCTGCTTTCACCTTTGACGGTTCTGGTCACATTACCAAGATTGGTCAGTCCACCGCCACCACCAACTTTGCTCTTATATGGGATGGTAGTAAGGCTGTTTGGTCCGAAGCTGGTGTTTCTGGCTCAGTAGCCCATTACTCCAGCGCTGGTCTTAGAACTTCTGGATATCTTAATGTTTCCGGTTCTTCTATTATTGGTGATGCTGCTGGCGATACTCACCAGATTACAGGTTCACTTGAAGTAAGCAACATTGCGAACTTCACCAGCGCTGTTAACGCAGAAGCTGATCTAACTTGTGGTGGGCTCTTCAAGATGGCTGACAATACTTCTACTAAATTCCTTGTTGCCGATGGCACAAGCTATCAAGAAGTCGCGATGTCTGGTCACGCAACCATGGCTAATAATGGTGCTGTCACCCTCGCTGCTGACGCGGTTGAGGGCTCTCACATTGCTCTTTTCGATGATAGTTTGGCTGCTACCACTACTCACTTCTTGATTGCTGATGGGACTGACTACAGTTCTTTCGCTCTTAGCGGTGATGTAACTTGTACTAATGCTGGTGTTGTGACTATCGGTGCAGGCGCTGTCGAAAACAGCATGCTTGCTGATGATGCTGTTGGTGCTGACGAGTTGGCTGCAAATGCTGTTGTCAACGCTTCTGTTGCTTCCGCTGCCGGCATCGCTTATAGCAAGATGGAAGCCGTGACTGCTGGTCAGATCATGGTTGGTAATGGTTCAAACGTTGGTACTCTCGTCGCTGTTAGCGGTGATGCTACCATGTCTAACGCCGGCGCTATCACTATCGCAGCTACCGCTGTCGAAGGCACTATGCTGAACTCTAACTGTGGCGGAAACGGTATCGCAGTTGTCAGTAACGCATTGGTTGTTGACTTTGGCATGGAACGTTGCATTGGTTCGAGCGGTAATGGTTATACCACTGCTTCGGGCGTTTACACCCTTCCAGCCACTCCAGTTTCTGGTAGTGAGATGGTGTTCTTGAACGGTCAAATGCTTTATCGTGGTGATACCACCGACGCTGCCGCTGGCTCTGGTGATTACTCCACAGCTACTGGCTCAATCGAACTTCACGCCGATCTCAAGCTTGATGCCGACGATGTACTTCAAGTCTACTTCTTACTCTAAGATTAAGTAGGGATTTGTCCCTGAAGGGGTCCGCTTGTCGGACCCCTTCTTTCGTTGCATACAAGACTTTGCTTGGTTTTCCATTCTTTCATGTCCGTTGGAGATATCCGGAACTATTTATTAGTGAAATATGGCGACAAAGAAGCTGTATGAAGAACATAAAAGTCCCCGCTTTGCAGAGGGCTAAAGTATTAATGCAGGAGATTAAGCGTAATGTCAGTAACCAAGTTTAAGTTTGTTTCACCCGGTGTGTTTGTTAATGAGATTGATAACTCACAACTTCCCCGTCCGGCTGATCCTATTGGTCCAGTTATTATTGGACGCACAGCGAGAGGACCATCAATGCGTCCCACTCGAATCACATCATTTTCAGATTTCATTGAAGTCTTCGGCTCCCCAGTCGGTGGTCGTCAAGGAGACGACGTTTGGCGGGACGGCAACAATGTAGGTCCGACCTATGCCGCCTATGCTGCACAAGCATGGCTGCGTAACACCAACGCATGTACTATTGTTCGCTTGGTTGGTGAGCAACATGACGATGCTACCTCATCTGGGTATGCTGGCTGGTCAAATGGTACTGTTGGTACCGATGGCGGCGCTTACGGACTGTTCATCGCGAACTCCGGTTCAGGCGCCACCGCTAACAAGGGTTGTCTAGCAGCCATCTTCTATCTGAAGAACGGAGAGCTTGCCCTCAAGGGTACCATGGCTGGTTCTACGCTTGACGATGTTACAGTCTCTGGCTCTAACGTAATGGTTGAGTCTAACGCAACATATTGCGGCTTCACTGCCCAAGTTATGACTGGCTCACAAGTGCGTCACGAAACGGCGTTCAACTTTGATAGGTCTTCCGCAAAATATATTAGAAACGTGTTCAACACGAACCCCATGACGGTCAATGATCAGATTACTGATCAAAGCACGACCGATGGATCATTCCACTACTGGCTTGGTGAGAGTTTCGACCGTCACTTGGTCGAGCAGTGCGGTCAGCAATCCGCGGACTACACTGGGGAAGCAGGAACCGCAGCTATCAGCGATGGTGCTAGCGGTCAGTACTATGGTTTCGTTGCTCCGATGAAGCTTGGCAGCTACACCCCCGGTGTGCAGACTATGGCAGCAAAGGAAGCTAAGTCTGGTTGGGTATTCGGTCAAGATTTGACCACCAACTACGCATCTTACGATCCTTATAACATGCAGAAGTTGTTCCGCTTTGTTACTCTCTCACCCGGTGAGTGGGAACAGAAGAATCTTAAGATTGCTATTCAAACTATTAAGGTTTCCTCGAACGACTATGACAAGTACGGAACCTTCGATGTTGTTATTCGCAAGGCGGATGACCTCGATAACTCTGTTAAGATTGTTGAAAGATTCTCAGGATGTAACCTGAACCCGTTCTCTACGAACTTTGTTGGTCGTAAGATTGGCGACAGGCGAAGCGTTTGGAGTGATACCGAGAAGCGCTATAGGCAATACGGCGAGCACACTAACATGTCCAAGTTCGTTCGTGTAGAACTCAACAACGCAGTCGAAATCGGAACTGCAGACCAGTCTCTGCTTCCCTTCGGCTTCTACGGACCTCCCCGCTTTATTGGCTTCACGCTTAACTCTGGCTCTGTTGCAGCGGCTGTTGCAAGTGATGGCGGAGCCACCATGGTTGCCAACCCGGGTAACGATTTCGGCAATGCTTATCAGAACGTATTCGGCAAGGACGGAGGTTCAGGTGAGCCCGGTTCTGATCTCGGCAACGGCGATCCCGACAGTGCAGGCGGCTGGGCAGGTGGCGTAGCCTCTGGCTCGGTCCTAGTACACGTTTCTGGTGCCGCATCCGAGGTTGGATTCAGTGGCTCTTACGTCTTCCCACAACTGTACCTTAGACAGTCAAGTTCTAATGGCGGTTTGTCTGATGCGAGAAACGCATACTGGGGTGTTGATTCAACCCGTGAAGATTCAGACATTCTGTTTGAAACCAGTTGGGGCGACACTGTACAGGCACTTCCTTATGGTGTAGACTCATACGATGCTGCAGCGTCAGCAGATACTGAGGTTTCCTTCTACTTCACACTTGATGACATCAAGTCCACGAACTCAGGACAAGCGGCACACACCACTTACCTCTCTGGCTCACGCCTTGCAGGTACTTCGCTGACTGCTGCTAGCTCGTCCTACAAGGGACCACTGGATGCAGGCGCAAACCGCTTCGTTCTTCCACTTTACGGTGGTTTCGAGGGCGTAGATGTTAAACAATCAGAGCCGTTCAACAACGTCGTTCTTGCCAGCAACGCTGCCGAGACTACTAACTACGCATACTACTCAATCAAGAAGGCTATTGATATGGTCGCAGATCCCGAGGTTATTGATATGGACTTGTTGGCTATCCCGGGTGTTACCCACACGGGCTTGACTAACCATGCCATCAACACAGCAGAGGATCGTGGAGACTGCTTGGCGATTATTGATATTGCTAACGCATACACTCCCAAGACCGAATCTACTGAGTCTGCAGAGAACCGTGGTGCAAACATCACTACTGCTGTCAGTAACATGAGGACACGCGGACTTAACTCCAGTTATGGAGCCTGCTACTTCCCATGGGTCCAGATTTCAGATCCGCAAACTTCGCAGCGTGTTTGGGTTCCGCCCTCCGTTGTCGCTCTCGGTGCCATGTCATATGGTCAGAAGACTCAGGAGCTTTGGTTTGCTCCTGCTGGCTTCACCCGAGGTGGTTTGTCAGAGGGTCGAGGTGGTCTTCCCGTCCTTGCAGTCAGCGAACGCTTGACTTCCAAGGAAAGAGATGACCTCTACGATGCGAACATCAACCCGATTGCACAATTCCCCGCAGAGGGCATCGTAATCTTCGGTCAGAAGACGCTTCAAGTTACCCAGTCAGCACTTGACCGTATTAACGTACGTCGCTTGATGATTTATGTCAAGCGCGAGGTCTCAAGAATGGCGGCAACGTTGCTCTTCGACCAGAACGTTAAGTCCACATGGCTGAAGTTCACCTCTAAAGTCTCTCCTTTCTTGGGAAGCGTCAAGTCGCGACTCGGACTCATGGACTTCAAGGTTATCTTGGATGAAAGCACAACCACACCAGATCTTATCGACAGAAACATTATGTACGCTAAGATCTACTTGAAGCCTGCTAAGGCAATCGAGTTCATCGCCATCGACTTCGTGATTACGGATTCCGGCGCAGCATTCGACGACTAAACCAGAAAACGGTCGGGGTTTTCCCGACCGCATTACTACTTAATATAGAAGAAAAAGAACCCACAAGAGGTTCGTGAAGAATTCATTCGGAGGATTTAACAAATGGCAGGAGACACAGGAGATTTTTGGAGCAGCGCAAAGACTGAACCCAAAAGAAAATTTAGATGGTTGCTCACCATCGCATCAGAAGTTGGCAACATCCCGGCTTGGACTATTAAGAAGGTGACTAAGCCCACCTTTACAGTTTCAGAGGTAAAGCATAGTTATATCAACCATTCTTTCTATTACCCGGGTCGAGTGGAATACAACGAAGTCGAGTTTACTCTTGTCGATCCTGTTAACCCGGATGCGGCACTCAACATCTTGAAGATCATCGACATGTCCGGATACAAGCTTCCCGACACCCCCGGCAAAGCCGCTCAGACTATCACGAAAGCGTCTGCAGTTGCCGCTTTGGGCGGACTTGTTCTTGAGCAGATCAGTGGCGGCTCCGGCGCCGATCAACCGGACCCCGTGTCCATTGAAACGTGGGCTCTTAAAAACGCATGGATCAAAGAAGTTAGCTTTGGCGATCTTGATTATGAGTCTGATGACATCGTAGAAATTACCGTTAAGGTTCGCTACGATTGGGCAGAGCTTGGTGGACCCGATAAGAGTACAGTTCCCCAAACGTGGAGAACAGACACTCGCAAAGAGATGACTGGAGACTAATCATCTTAAAAAAACATTTGAATAAACTGACTAAGTATTATATACTAAAACCATATTGGAGGATTAATGTCAGGTCGTAACAACGACGAACGGACAAACGCCCGGGAACATCCCGATGCGACTGCCGCCGTTCAAGAGGCTGCTACGCAGTCCACCCCACAACCAGCGGGACAACTAAATTTTGTAGTCCCAACCGAGTTCGTAGAACTACCATCATCCGGTGCATACTATACCGAGGGTCATCCGCTTTGCGGGATTGACACTCTGGAAATCAAGTATATGACCGCGAAGGACGAGGATATTCTTACGTCTAGGGCTTTGCTCAAGAAGGGCGTAGCAATCAACCGGTTCTTGCAGAACATTATTGTTGATAAGCGCGTCAAAGTAGAGGACTTACTAACAGGAGACAAGAATGCTATCCTTGTGGCAGCACGAATCTCCGGCTATGGTTCAGAGTATAAGACAAAGACTCAGTGTCCAGCATGTTCTACCACTCAAGAATATGAATTCACATTAGAGAACGGCGAAGCAACCGGATTCGACACAGATCACTTTGATGCCGAGAAACACCAGAACCGCGTAACAAAGAACGAGAATCTTACGTTTGATATCGGCTTGCCTAAGTCAGAGGTAGTCGTTACTGTCCGTATGCTAAACGGTCATGACGAGGCTCGAATGGCTAAGAGCATGCAGGCTGCTCAGAAGGGTTCCAAGAACATTAGAAAAGACCTTTTAGGGCATGACACTCAAATGACTGATCAGATGAGAGCATACATCGTCGCAGTCAATGGAAGCTCGTTAATGCAGCACGTTCACGGATTTGTGAATGTAATGCCAGCATCGGATTCCCGATTTTTGAGAAGCGCTTATGCAGCACTAATGCCGAATTATGATTTGAGACAACACTTCGCATGCGAGGCTTGTGGATATGAACAGGAAATGGAGGTGCCGTTTACAGCGGACTTTTTTTGGCCTAAGTCATGAGTACATAGCACAGGTATATGAACAATTTTTCTTGCTCAAATATCACGGAGGCTGGA